AGGCCTGGTGGTTTTTAGTGGTTACGACTGGGTGATGGTTAAATCGGTGTTGGCCGTTAAAGGCTTAATGTCGGCGACAACGTCGACATTGGCGATTTCGCCATCCCACGACACTTTGGCCGTTTTGACTTGTAAATTTGGCACATTAACAGTCAATGTGCTGCCAGCAGCTGTGCCGTGTACTGCATTTAAAGCACCTTCAGTGTTGGCCGAGGCGTTTTGCAAAGCCGTAACTAGCTCGGCATCGGTGGTTCTAAAGCTGAGATTAACTGACCCTTGACGGCCAACGATTTCAACCTCTTCTTTCTCCGTGTCTTCAACAAACTGAGTCTGCACACCCAAGTCGATTGACAACTTAGACATCCGCACCGCGCTGTTTAAAAACGTGACCGATGCGGTAGCTTTAGTTTGACCTTGAGGTGCTTTAAATGCAGAGTGATCCACACCAGCCAAAGCCGTTGTTTCCACCGTTGGGTCTTGATAAAGACTCATCAGATCGAATTTGATAGACGGAATCGTCTGGGCATCGAGGTTAAGAGTGAATTTACCGCGTGCACCAGGCAAAACCTGTTGCAGCTTAGCAATGCGATACAAGATTGTTGCTGACTCAAAAGCGGTGCCGATTGGCGTGTATGTCACATCAGTTGCACCGATCACTTCACCCATGCCACAAGCGCGCAACAATTTTCCCCAAGCAGGAGGGGTAGCAGCAGCGCCCGAACCCGCAAATTCAACACCAAATGATGCCGAGTTTTGGCGAGATACAGTGGTACCGCCCTGCGCACCCATATAGCCGACCACGTTATTTCGGCCAACAACATTGTTATCGAGCATATTCACAGTCATGTCTTGCGCCAAAATCGAGTCTGACCCAGTGCCAATTACTGGCGTGCTGTAAACGGTTTCCATCGCTATCGCTAGTACCTGGTTTTGTTTTCTGAGTAATTCAGCCATTACTTAACTCCTTTTGTCGGCGCGACTTTATCCTGCGCTGGTTTCTTAACTGGTTTACCGTTTTGAACGGTATAAGAGCCGCCTTCATGCACCTGTGTGGATGCTTTTTGAGACTCGTATTCGGTTGGTTTTTTCATAACAAATCCTCTTTAGTAATCATTCTTCGGGTGCGGAATCTCTCAACCCAAAATAAAGCGCCGTTGGCAAAAACCAATAATTCAGCGCCTCCTAACACAAATGGGTCAAAGCCGTCAGGTGTCCAACCGAAAAACTGTTGGCGCACTATTAGGCGTTTGGGTGTTAAAGTTTCTTTTGCTGCCGATCCATGACGGTCATTTACTGATCTAACACCGATGACAACCCCGAAAACTTGATCTTCAAATTGCACCGGATCGCCGATATCTCTTACATTCTGATCAGGTAAGCTTGACAACTCGCCCACCCAAACCGCAGTTTGTCCGCGAATCGATTTAGCCGTCAATTCGGTTAAAGCAACTGAGTCTTCGACCGTTGCAAACTCGCCTGTAGCAGTAAGCTTGGCTTGCATTTGCTGCACGACATCCATCAAATAAACCCGCCTGAGTTTTTACGACCCCAAACCGCTGAATCTGACTGCATTTTTACCGTTTGTGATGTGCTAGTGGCTTCTGCTCCATCGGTGTCAACACCGAGTTTCACCAAGCCCTTAGCAACGTCCTTCAAAAACCGCAAAGCATCTTGATAGGCTTTATCAGCAGCTTCGTTCAATTGACCATCATGCAAGTAATAGCGTGCAAGTGTGCAAGCAATACGGTTTAACACTTTGGGTACCGGATTAAGTGGCAGGGCATAACGCCCACCCAGATACGACTCAATTTCCGCCTCAGCATCGACAATCGCTTGCTCGATGACTGCGGCATCAATTGCTTGGCCACCTGGGTTCGATAATCCGATTAACTCCCACTCATCAAAGCGGGTTTGCATATCGGCAACCGTGCAATAGGTCATTACTCAGCACCGCCTTGTTGCGCTTGATACAGCTCCCATGCAGAGTCTCGTTCTTTTGCAGAGACACTACCGCTATGCATATTTTCGAGTGCGGACGTTTGTGGTTTACCGCCGTTTGTCCACAATTCTTGTTTGTCGACATCAAGCTCGCTGATCAATTCAACTAAAGATGCAATCTTGTTAACATCACTTTGACTATCACCTTCATCATCCGATTGCTCTGATTCAACGACTACTAAATTTGGTTCGGACTTGAGCGTTTTGATTTGGTCTGCTGTTAAAGCAGACGCTAGCACAATCGATTCCTTAGCTGTGAAGACCAGGCCTGCACGTCTAAAACTGGGTGTTACTGATCGGATTTTTAATACCTTTTGAGTTGCCATAACAATTCCTTATTTTTTAGGATATCTAGGCCTGTTTGACCAGGCCTGGTTATTATTAAGCTGCGCCAGTTGAGCCGTAAGCCATCTGCCAGAAGCCATAGCCAGCCGCCATTCGTGCTTCAGCACCAAACTTATACTGTTTATGCATGAACACGGATTCACTGTTGATATCAGTCATCGCGACGGGTACCGGCTCTTTACGCACTTGTAAAATAAATGGCTTAATCGGCTTAGTGGTATCCAATAAGAACCATGCAGTTGTAGAGGTTAGACCCGGCATAACAACGACCTTAGCGGTTCCCTTGTAAAGATTGGTTTTACCATCTTCCAAGCGCTCTGCGGTCATCAAGGCGTTAGCCACATCTTCTAAAGCAGGGGGAACGACCAGGACATCTGGATTGATATTCAACGATCGACCCTCTTCATCCTTCATACTGCGCAAGGCAGTCCGGGCAGCGCCATAAGATGCTTGAGCGGCAGCCTGCGTTGCAATTGACAGAGCAGCGGTGCCTTTATTACTCACACTAGCCCCATTGACAGCATGATCTGTGTCAAAGAAATACTGACCGTCATAGCAAAGTTGGGTAAACCCACCAGCTACCAATTCAGTGATTAGCTCATCCGGCAATGCCTTGGCAGACATCCCAGCCATTTCGGCTTGTGGCCCATAGATCCCTAAAGTATCGTCTTCAACATCATTTCGATCCACTTCAACAGTCGCTTCAAAGTCATCATTGATGATCGTATATTGATGCGCTTCAAGCTGTTTGACGTTCTTCTCGCCAACCCATTTACGCATCCTCGGAAACTTGCTCAGCCAGACATAGCTGTTTTCCGATGTGGTTGATGTGACCTTCATAGCCACTAATTGCCAAACAGTCGGTGCCGCTGCAAATGCTTTATTGAAGGATGCCGTTAGGTTTTTAAAAACCGTAGCGATTGTATTCTTGTTAACTAACATAGTGGTATCTCCTTATAAGTTAGTTGTTACTCAACCCAGACGCCGTCTGAATCGATTGCGACAATAGTACCCGCGGCAGAGCGCGTGCCGGTTCCGTCGGTTGCTGCCACAGTTTCGTCATCGACGATGTAGCAGGTTGCCCCGAGGTTCGCTTGAGTGATTGAGCCATCGTTAGCCCAGTCAAATGCGACACCACGACGAACTTTAACGTGCTTAGCGCCGTTAGCCCCCGCTGAATTGTCGACGTACTCATCTGCGCGCCCAAAGTACTTCAGTCCTGTTGCAGTTGATCCGGGTGCGGCGTAACCTGATGCATTGATTACCACCAATGAGCCGGCAAAAATCTCGCTGCTGGCCGCAACGGCGACAGCGATTACGCTGGTGTTCATGTAAGAGGTGTTTCTGTCTTTAGCTAGTGCCATGATTTCTCCTTATCCAGCGTATTTCGCTAGGTCATCTGGTGTATTACCGAACATAGCCATCACTGACTCGTCCACTTTTGTTAGTGCTGCTTGTTGATCGCCTTTACCTGGATCAGCGTCCGCTTGAATACCCGTAAAGGCGGCGATTGGTGCTTGCCCCGAGATATATTTAGTCAGTGCAACAAAGTTTGATTTACCGAGACTGGTAGCCCATTCCTTTTGAGCAGGGATTAAAAGTCCGTTCTTTAAGGCTTCGTCGACGACGCCTTCAACGCGCCCTTCATTTGCTTGAGCGGTTAAGATTGCTGCTTGAGCCTGTAAATCCTTCATTACTTCAATCGGCACAAACTTCGCTGGATCAGGATCAGCTTCGACCTGAACGGTTAAAGCAGCAATCTTTGCTTCTGACTTAGTCGCAGTTGATTGCAAAGCTGTCAAAGCTGCAACAGCTTCATCCTCGGTTGCATCTTTAGGCAACCCGAGCAGTTTTAAGAGCTTTTTCATGGGTTTCTCCTTAATGGGTTTTGGTTGGTGGTTAGATAGTTGATCAAATTGTTTTTGGGTCAAGGTCGCAAGGCTCTGCATGCCGTCAAGTCCAGGCGAGTTGGTAATGGCAGCCATAGCGACATTGAGCAATCGACCCGTCTTGGGTTCATAAGCTGCCACAGGTGATAAGTAGCGGTATTCACCATTCAAAATGGCTTTTTTGGCCCGTGATGTCCATTTGACATCAACAGCCCAAAGACCAGAGCCGTCACGCCACTCCATCTTTTTAAACCAAGCCGCAGCAGGGGCAGGTTGGCCGTTACGCTCTTTGTTCAAGGTTTGGTGCTCATAGTCAATAACAATGTCATTTTTGAGTGCAGCGGCGTTTTTGATTAGGGTCGCGGCGATGTCCGCATCGATTAGCCAACCTTCCTTGGCATCATGTGGACGACCATCGACCGACCGGAAGCGACCAGCTGGTGTCAGTTGGATTTCAGTTGGTACCTGTTTAGGTGTAAGTGATCCGTCCTGGACAAGACCAAGACTTAAACAAGCAATTGCGATTTTGTTTGAGTTTTTTGTTTTCATGCCTCCAGTTTAGAGGCATGTTAGAAAGGTGTTATTTCAAGGGTTTGAGAGGTTTTTACTACTGTTGAACATTCTCAATAATTGCATTTCCATTATGGTTTTCAATGATTTTTTATTACTGGAGCATGGGATAGCGTGTGTATAAATGCTTGATAGATTCGCTTAAAGTGCGTTTAAATTTTTTGTCACGCGTTTAAGTCTTTTTAAGATATGGCATTGCTTAGGTTTTTTGTTAAAGTCGCTCAGATCGCTTTATTTTGCGTTTAGCTGATTTTCGATAAATACGGACAGATTATCTAGGATTTCTTCATGATCTTGAGTAGATATTCCAATAAACGGACGGGCTGGGATATTTCCCCATGGTAGCGGGCCGTTACGGTTTGACCGACCAAAAGCACCTTGCTTAGCCCCGAACTGATGGACTGCTGCATACTTACGATCTGATCCGAACTCCAAACTGGTACCGCCGTGCACCAACTGATAAGCCAGCTCACGATGTAAATCACCGCTTTCCATTAACACCTTATCTCGATTCTTCTTTTTGCGAGCTAATGTGACTGGGGATAGTGGAGCAAAATGTCGACCATCAACATCAACACCATTTTCAAGGCGCTCTCTGGTGTTATTGGTTAAGGTTTCACCAATACCTCTAAGCGCTGCCGCTAAATCAAAACTGCTTAACCTTGATAGAGTCTTGCGTACCGCTTTGTCATCTACTTCTACTGTAATGCCTGTCATTTGCTATTTATCCTTAAAACGGTTAATCTATACTTAGCTGGATATTTAACTTGCTGTGCATGGCTATAAGTTTCAGATCGAGTGTGGCGCAGATGCACATGCGCCACTCTTATTTCCCAATGCCTATCAAATCCCCAACTCTCTCTTTGTTTAACTGCTTTGGTTTTACTGGTACCATTGTCCAGCCTGTTAGCACACCACCATCAACATTTAGGACAATATAAATCGATTTACCACGGAACTCATAAGCACTAATGATTCTGCGTCTTATAACCACTTGGCCGTTGATTTTATGTTGCTCAAAGTTCTGCCAAACTTCATACGGTTCGTTCAGTGTTTGAATCATCATTGGCAAATAGACACCCCTGTTTGCTTTGAGATGGCTAGCCAAAAACTCAGCATTAATCAGGACAGGCAATCCAGATACATCAAAAACTTTGGTGTCACCACCTATAAGCATCTTCAGCATTTCGGTTTTGTCAGTGTTTAAATCCAAACCTTCAGGTGGGTGGTATTTTGCGAGAGGTATCTCTTGAGGCCCCCCGAAGTCCTGCCACGTTGTTGCAATCAAAGGTTGCCATAGTTTTACATTCTCAAACTTTGACCTTATATCGTCATAGACACGTTGCTGCATAACCTCACCCCATGCCGCTCTTCCTGGGTTGTAAGCAAAACCAGCATCAACCCCTTCAGCTACTTTGACGATGCGAGGATTAGTTCGAACCCCAACAGTCTTGTCTCGCCAAACAGTGTCAGGAGCTTTAGAAACGGTTAGTCCTTTACGCTCAATATCTCTTGCTGACAGAGTCCGCACATAACACTGACAACCCCAACCGTTGGGTGGGTAGTGAACATCCCACCAAGGATCATCAGCCATTAGCACCATGCCATCCCACCACAAATGGTTTTGACGGGCGTTCTCAGAGGCAATGGAATGTTTATATTGCCAATAAGGCCGTGAACGCTTAACTTGCTGCATTTGTTGATATCGACCAGCGGAATAGGCTGTGCGAAGGTTGGTGTCGTAAATCACTCTGGTGCGCCAATTACGACCACCGTTATAGCTCCACCCATGTTTTTTAACAATCGTATCAAACTCTTTACGGAAGTCTGTCAAAGTGCTTTGACCATTAATGCCCTTGGCTATGGCTTGCTGAAAATCGGCTAATAAATCATCTTTCATAGCACCAGCAACAACAAACGCTTTAGCGTGTTGCTGTTGCCAGATATCTGACCAAGTGGCTGAGGGTAGTCGCAATTTGTTTTTGAAAAAGTCTATTTTCTCTTGGAATTTAATAGAGCCATATTTCGTTTCAGGCATTTTTAAACCCCGCTTAAAGCTTCTTCAAAGACGTCATAACGACCTTGTAATTCTGCTAAAACCATCGCCTGAGCCAATAGGTCTGCCATTTGGCTCATATCCTGATTTGCTAAATCTAGCAAACCTTGTTGCATACCCTCAAAGCTTTCAGCCGTCTCTACCAAAACGCGCAATTGCTCAACCAAGTCGGTAGCTGCTGGGTCAGCAGCAGTCTCTAAATCGCTTGATATCTTGTCGGCGGCTGTAATAGATTGTGGCTGGGCATTAAGAGCAGCTGTCTTACAGTCACCGCACTGACACCCATTAACCGCTGATTCATTAACTAGTGCGGCTGTGTTAGCTGCTTGCACCGACGCTGACTGTAAAATATCCTCTTCATCTTCATCTTCAGGCTCTGGGATTTGGGTTTGTTTATGTAGCCACTTTTTACTGATACTCATCCCCATTTGTTGCAGCTTTGGGATAGAGTCTGCAAGCAGCTTAATGTCTTCCGCTTCTTCAGTAATGAATTCGAATTTTGGACAGCGGAAAAAGCTGTGGATGCCGTTCTGATTGAAAACCACCATCGGCCAGAGCAAGTCGCGAGAGAGTGTCTTGGCGATTTGGCGCAAGTCGGCATCACGAATGTCGTAACGGACTTCGTTATGTATTTGACCCAGCGCATAAGCGCCGCCACTGTCAGTGCCACTGGTTAGCGTTGCGCCCAGAATGGCTTTTGAGATTGTGCGCTCAGCCCAATTAACCAGCGCCAAGAATGGTTCAGACTGGCCTTTTGCAGCCTCTTTGAACTCTAATGCCATTGAATCCGGTATGATGCCGGCAGCATTGTGTCCGATCTCCACTACGGCTTGTAGTAATCTGGATTTTTCATTATCCGTTGCGCCGGATGGATATTTACCCAGCCGCAATGGCAGGCCGTAAATCTCCAGAAACTCTGCCAAGTCGCGCAGCGAATAGTTTTTGAATAGGTAAGGCCAGGCCAGGGCGCGAACCAACCCGGCTCGACCCAAATAACCCGACTTTGATTTGTGCTGATGGACAACCCAACCGCCCGGCCATAAGTCTTGACCCAACCCATCCGAGCCGATCAGTTGTAATTGGTTATGATTTTCAAAGGGCGTCATAAACCAGCTTTGGGGCACCCACTCCAGATTGACGGGTACGCGACTGCCTTCGATCAATTGCCATTCGATGGTTTGAGCTGCATAGCCTTTAAGGATGGCATCTGCCATATCCATAATGATTTCGGCCATATCGAGATGGGCAAGGCGTTCGGTAAGCCATTCCGCAATTGCGGCTTCTTGTTTGGTGGCATTAACCGGAGGAGTGATTTTCCATGCGACAGTGGTCAGGGCTAGTTTGCGCTTTTGTAGTTCAGCAAAGATATGGCCGTCTTTTTCTTCCATATCTGCGGCTAGTTCGGCTTGATCGGTTAGTTGGTGTTGTTCGGCATCAGTCATTATTTGAGCCAAGCGATGCGGGGTTAGCCCACTGGATGGGTGTTC